CGGGTATCTTGATCTCTCTCTCTCTGATTTTGAAGATGTATTGTGAACTCTGTGGTGTGAAGGCGGAAAGCCAAGCACCGTGGTTGGATCATTTGGCTGGGAAACGTCACCGCCAAGCTTTGTTCCGTCAACCGGACAGAGTCTTCATTGATGATGATGACTCCAAAATTGAGGATCTTCTTCCAAAAGTGAAGTTGGAGGAAACTGCAATTATTTTGCAGTCTTTGAAAGGACATATCACTCAGGCTCAATGCCGGCTCGGTTCTACCGTTGCTGCTGCAATACTCCTGGTGTTGTTTGTTATTTCTTCCACTCTTTGGTTAGTTGGTGTGAGAGCAGAAGATAGTGATTTTACTCCTGTTTTTCTGAATTCATGGTTGTGGATTGTCCTCTACTTAATTGTAGGATGGCAGCTTGGAAAGGCTGTCTCTTGGGCTAAAGCAACTATTGAAAGAATTGTCGAGAATTTTAACCAACGTGTTACATCTATGGAAAGAATTGTAGCTAATGTTGGTGTCAACATAGAACAACAAGTACAACAAGCTGGTATTCATTTACAACTTGCCGTTGATCAGAAGGTTGCCGAGATTGAGCAGAAAGTCTCAAATATTGCCAACCCTGTTATTGCATCTGTCTCTGCTAAAGTGGATTCAGGTGTGTCTATTGCAACTTTTGCTGCTTTAGCCGGTGCTGTTTATTATTTATGCCGTAATTTGTTTGTGCGTCACGCTGAAAAGAAAGAGGGCCTTGAAAAGCTCACTCAAAGTAAGGTGTTTAAATTGTTCGATTGTTTGGCATTAACGGTTATAGTGCCTATGATGCTTTACAATGGTCTTACCTTCGCATATGATATGTGGAGGCAGGTGAAAGTCATTTCTCAAATGGCTTCATCAGCTTGTTTCGGAGTTTCTCTCCTTAGCTCGCTGTTTGGTGGCTCAGATGTCGCCCCTGTTTTTGAACAAGATCATGTGAAGTTTGTGCAGGCGAGTGTTGAGTCTTTGACTCAAACCATTGATAAGAAGCTTGAGGAACGAAAGCAGGGTAAGGAGGAAGCAGTTATGCCCCCTTCTGAATCCCTCCCTCTTACAGCTGAAATTGATGTGTCTACACCAGCAGAAAAACGTTTGGCTTGGATGGAGAAAGTGCAGTTAGAAATGGCTGCACGTTTTCCCTCTGATCCGAGGTATGCCGCTATGGCACAACCGACGTCTGCTAGTGCACCTCGTTTGCCTGGTGACACGCGTGGCTTGGGAGCTCCTGTCGCAACAGTAGCTCCTAAGCTTGAAGTGCCTCCTACCGCCTTTGATGCGCTCCGAGAATATTGGAACCAGACAGAAGATTTGGTTCACTTGAACACATTGAAGAAACAGTGTGTTGATAGACCTTGGCTACTACCTGTGGTCATGATCTGTTTATTCTCAGTTTTACTTTTGGTAGTGAAATTCCTCCATAAGGAAAAACGCAAAGTCGGAAGGAAGGAAAAGTCTAAAGCTAAAGCAGAGAAGGCTGAAGCAAAGACACAACAACCGAAGAAAAATGCTTCAAAAGGGAAAAAGGCGAAAGCCCCCACATCTAATGTCTCAAAGGAGGCAAAAGATGGTTGTTGTCACATCACATCCGGAAAGCATATCTGTCCATGGTTTAAAGCTGGTTTCCCTATTAAGGTATCAGCTACCAAGTGTTGCAACATCCACTGTGGTGGTTTAAAATGTATGCATTGGAGAGAGTGTGATCCGAAAGATTACCCTGCTCTAACCACCATGCCCTCTAGCATTGAAGCGAAAGAGTGTGTACATGAGGCTAATCAGCTGAAATGTAAAAAATGTGGTTGGCAATATGAAGGTGAGAAAAGTAAGCAACGTCGTAAGGCAAATCGTACTGGCAAGGCCCTCCGTCAACGTGATGGTCGTGCTGCCTATCGTAAGCCTGGTGAAGACGATGGTGCTGTTTGGAGCCGTGATAACGGTGGAAACTTGGTTAAAACCAAGCGAGATGACAATTTTGTCGTCCCTTCTTATCTCCCTCATGCAGGGCTTTTTAAATGATTTTATGCATGGTACTGGCGAAGCTAGAGTTGGTGCTGCTAAGAAGTTGGTAGCTGCTGTCTCTAAGGTGAAGAAAGGCCTAGACAAGAAACCTGGGAAATATCCTAAGGGGAAATGTTCTGTCTGCGGTGTCGTTGGTCATGTTGGAAAATCGTGTCCAGACAAAAAGTCATATCCTTGTTACTTCTTTTCCACAAAAGGGAATTGTCGTTTTGGGGATAAATGTGAATTTTCTCATAAACCAGTTGATAAACAAGAATCAGCGGTGAATGGAAAACGCTTTGCAATTGGCACATTGCAGGGTGCTGTTGGACTGGCACGCATTGCTACTCGTTGTCTTAATGCGAACCTTATGTGGAATGGAATTGTTGTGTGTGAACACATCTTCAAGAGTGAAGGCGATAATATCAAATTCTCTTTTCGGCACAATGGTGTTGTGTTTGAACATTCTGTAGATCGTAAAGATGGTCGGAAGATCAATCATGATTTACTTTGGTTTGCGCGTCCTGCTTCTTTTAAGGATCTTCCTTCACTTTATCATTCTTTTCCTGTTTCCGGGAGAAAGGTGGCTTTGTTTGCCTATGATAGTGATGAGGATTTTCTCACTTCTAGTATCAGTTTTGATGCTGCTAAGATTTTGAGAATTGAGGACGTGTGTGACTCGATGAGTCTAGCGAGTACGACAAAGCACAAAGTCGGAATTTATAAGCTGTCGTCGATCGATGGAAACTGTTCTGGTGTGGTAGTAGACGCTGAGTCTAATAAAGTTGTGGGTTTCCACAACGCTACCCGTGGTGGAGTTGAGAATGTCTTTCTCGCCATCACGCCGCAAATGGTTGCGGCCGCCACTGGATCTCCTCAAAAAAACTAGATGTCCCACTACCACCGGTTCCCTTATGGGAGAAGTGGTATCAAAACTACACTTCCAAGGAAATCTTTAGGCATCGTAGCCTAGAACCGGGGATTTTAGTGGGGCGTCGAAGTGAGGGGCTGGAATGGAATGGTGTGTCTCCAGGGGATTTGCCCTGGTTACCTTCGGATCACTTTCATCATTATTTTGGAAAAGGAAATGTCGATTATCTTGGTCTTGTGAGCCGGAAGGTTCCTCAGGATAAAGATCAATCGTGCCCAAATACAAGTCTTGATGAGTTCTGCAGAGAGAAAAATCTCAATGTGGGATCAGCTTATCGCATGGTCATCCCAAATCTGAATGCCTCTTTTAAGAGTGTTAGTAAGTATGATAAAGC